ATGTATCGAGTTCGGTGTTTATTGAACGCAACTCTTTGATGTCCTCAGTTGAATTAGCCTTGGTTCCAAGTTCAGCTTTTCTGCTTTCCTTTTTAGTCAGTAGTTCCATTAATTTCTTTTTCATTTTATCACCTTAACCCTTCAGTTTTATTTGTGTTTTTAGTTTCATTACTTCCAGCTCGCTTTTAGAGTTATCCAACTCAGACCTGGCATTATCCAATGCCATTATTGCATTATCCAATGCAGACTGGTCACGGGCCGATATATCAGTACCGCTGTAAGCCGGCATATTAACCGCACCTACTTCGTATACTTTACGAATTTTTAAGATATGTCTTGTAGGCATATCTGTGTCTAAATCTGTCCATTTTGCATCCGCAATGGTAAAAATAAAAGACATGCCATCCATGTCTCCGCGTTTTATTGAGCTATACAAGCTCCTTGCTTCCGAATTCTCCTCGGTGTCAAGTCTAGCTTTTACATAGAGCCCTTTATCATCTGTTTGCAATTGCATTGTAGAGTTTCCATTGTTTCTGCGACTTCTTGCAATAGGTATCTTTCTTAAATCATGATTGACGCAAAATAGCACATCATCAAAGTCAGTGCCATCAAAAGCACCCCTTTCAATCACTTCATAGAAGTAATCTCCTATACTTGTTTTTTGATCATATACTGCGGGATGGCCATCGACTGTTTTTTCTTCATCCGCAGCTCTAAAATCCGTAACTCCAAAGCTTCTCTTGATTATTTCATCATTGCCTGGTAGTTTGTTTTTATTCTTTGACATTCTTATCAGGCTCCTTTCCAGCTCTTTTCATTTGATATTCACTTACTAAGCTAACATCTATATAATTAAGAGACATTGTTCTTTTACTTCCACTGCCATCCTCTAATGGCGGATATCCTAATATGGCCAACTTCTGGTCATCAGTTAGCAACCCTTGCTCTCCTGTAGTCTTTAGTAACTCTAGCTTGGTTTTTGTGCTTAAATACATCATATCCTTTTGATAAAACACAATCTCATTTCCAACGTCTAACTCTCGCTGTGAAAAAATGGTCTTGGAGAAAGCTTGGCCAAGACTTATTATTATAGGCTCTAATGTCTTCTCGTAAAATGCCTGATATTGTTCATCGGTAAAGTCACCTTTAAGAATTGGAACTGATACCCCATAATAATTAAGCACTTTACTTTGTAAGAATTCCAAAGTTTCTTTGTCTATCAATTTAGGATCTACGCTTAGATTCACATAGTCACCTTTAAGGTCCATAGGTAATATCCCAGATTTCCCTGCTGCCATGGCACTCTCAAATCTGGCACGTTCCTTTTGCTGGCTTTCATCGTCAAGCATTGTATTAATTTTGAGTATCCCACGTATCGACAAGCTTGTTTTTATAGCTTTCTCTAGTCCTTGCAACACTGTATCGTTTATTTCCAATACTTTTAAGAGAGCTGAATTATCTGGTTGGCCGTTTAATCCTCCGCCCATAATGTCATTTATGGAATATTTCTTTCTCAAGTGAATAACTTCATTGTAAGGCAATGTGAATTTGTCACCATTTACAAAACGTAATTCAACAAATAGCTTTTCACTTGCATCCTGCAGGAAAATCACTTCCGTTGGATTAAGAGGATAAAACCCTGTATACTCTCGCTCTAATTCACCGTTATTACCAGTTTTGTTAATATAGGTTGGATAGATAAAGGCATTGTAGTTCATCATAAGTAACCAAATGACCTTTTCTATAAAATCTCTTGTAGTCATTAGCTGATTTGGTGCAAATTTAAATAACCTGTTAAGGCAGCTCTTCACATTTGCCTGCATACCTTTGCTATCTGTCCTAATATGCTTTGGTTTAAGCTTGCTACACTCGGTAGCAATAACATCAATGCACATCTGCACCACATCGGAAGCATATATACTTGTACCAAACTGAGAAAATGCTGGATTGTATCCATCCAGGAACTTAGCGTATTGCTTCTGTGTGGCGTCCCTGTTTGAAAACACATTCTTAAATAAGTCTTTTAAGGCCAATACCATCACCCCTTTACGCTGTTCTTTTTACTAGTTCAAGGAACTCTGTTCTGTTATCTATATAGATTCTATAAGCAATAATCATTGTTACAGCACCATCAATCTTCTTATCATCTTTACCTTGTACTTTTACAGGCATAATCTCCATCTTGGAATTCATATTCAACGCTGTATTTTCCAAGCACCACTTATCTATGGGATTATCATTGTAAATTATAAGGTCACTCTTTAGATCTTTTTCAACCAAGTTCATAGGCTCCGACATGCTTCCGAATTCTTGGGCAACACGCTGGCAATCAAAGCCGTATTCCTCCATTTCTTTTACCCAGTAAATTGCAGACCATTTATCATAGCCAGTCTTGAAGAAACGAATGCCATATTCCTTAAACAATTTATAGAACCATGCTGTTACATGTCTAAAATCATTTTCATTGCCATCAGATACAACGATGTGTCCATCCCTGATCCAGCCTTCAAACATTTTTCTATCAGTTTCATTAAGATTGTCCAACTTTGATTTAGGAATAAAGTACTTCTGAACGAAATATTTTTTATTGCTGCCAGGCTTCATGAGCAATGCCTTTGCACTTGCAAGATCTCCTGTCTTTGATAGGTCAACTGCACCGATTGCGAAGCAGTTTCTAAAATCTTCAATATTGAACTTCTCTTCATTCTTAATGTCCTCAGGTGCCAACCATGCAGTTGCATTGTTTTGCTTCACATTGAAATCTTTTGATAGAACAAACACACGCATCTGCTTGCTTGTCTTTGCCTCATCAATCATTTTTCTAAGGAAACTCCACTTTTTTATAGTTCCTACTCCAGGATTACTTTTCGGCCACATTTTTTCGTCTTGCCATATTTCTGCTTCACAATCCTGAGTGTAAAGCCATATCAGCCATCGAGGACGCTCTAATTCACCATTCAACACTAAGCGTGCTTCTTTCATCCTGTCATCAAGATACCCATCATTAATAACGCCTTCTGTTGTGAGCTCATAATACAGAGGCTCATCTTGTGTAGACAAAGCCTGCCTTATTGGCATTACCGAAGTATTGTCCTTCATTTCATGGACTTCATCTACTGAGCCAACACCTATATTACGGCCTTCCTTAGCTCCTGTCTTAGCTGATATCTTTCGGATGCTTCCTTTGTTTTTATATGAGAACTTACCTGTGTGCTTTGGTTTCTTTGGATTTCCAAAGTAAATACCCTTAATATTTTTTCTTGTTACCTTTGCAAGGTTTTTGCTTGCCTCACGCATTGCATCTATAGCTTGGAACATTAAATCAGCCTGTTCGTAATCATTGCTTGAACAAAGTATCTTTAATCCCAATGGGCCACAGAAAAAATCAGCTAGATTAATAGCTGATATAAAAGGTGTCTTTCCATTTTTTCTTCCTACCACATATAACGCATCTTGATAAAGTCTAATGTCACGGCCTACCTCTTCATCATATATTTTGAAGCTATACATAGCCTCAATAAAAGCCTTTTGAAATAGCATTAATATAAATGATTTGCCGGCAAAAGGAGCTTCGTAGTGTTTGCACTCTGTTTCTATAAACTTAATTCTCTTATGAGCATCTTCCATTTCAAATTTAATAGCAGGATTGTCGAAATGCCCAAACAGTATATTGAGCATTTGCATGAGTTCACGACCTATAATAATTTCACCAGTTTTACACTTATGAATGTATTCTAATAAATATGAATGGGTACCATCATGTTTAAACATACTGCGTCACCTGCTTAACTATACTCATCAAGATCATCATCCTCTTCAACTGTAGCTTTTAGCCTAATGCTGTTTAGCTTATTTGTTATACTTGCATAGCTTTCAGATAACCTGGCATATTCTTTCACAGCTGGCACCTGCTTCTGCAGCTCTGGATGCTGAGGATGAACTTTTATAGCACCGGATAGTTCAATTGTCTGTTCTAAGTCAAAGCACATGGAATGTAAAAAAGCCGCCTTTTGGATTAATCCTTCAGCTGCCTTTTTTGTTTCATCATCCTTTTCTGCAAACAATTCGTTCCATCTTGTCAGTTCTTCTTGGTATTCAGCGCTCTTTTTCATTTTTCTCAAATCCTCCAGGGAATTTCAAATTTTTCACCGTGCGTGCAAATTGGGTATGATACACGGTCTTGGAGTTAATGCCATATTTATTTGATAGGGGGGTGTTAAGCAACGTAATCATCGAACCACTTATTTATATACTTGGTCCACTCTTCCTTCATGCATTGCCTGCTATCGTCCATGGCCAATCTATTGATGCATTCTATCTTACTTACATCACAAAAGATTATCTCTGCTCCTATGTCATCAGCAGTCTTCTCACGCTTATACTTGTCAGCATATCCGCCTATTATCCAAGCATTATGCCATTTACCATACCTAGTCTTTATATGATCTATAAGTTGATTATGTACAGCCATGACATTACTGAATAAGTTATCTGGTTTACTATATGTATCTTGTAGAGATAACGCTTGATATAACATGTCCATATCTATTACTATATCTCCACGCTTCATATTATCCTTTACATATGTTTTCTTTCCAGACAATGGAGCTCCATAAACAATGTATACGCTGCGTGCAGATTGATATCCGAAACGATTGTGTATTTTATTATGGCAATCAAAACAAACAACTTCTATATTGACAGGGTTTAATGATATTGATACATCATGCACATTCTCAGGTGTAAGCTCTTTCTTGTGGTGTAGAATAATATCCTTTGGATTTGCAATGACACTCTTACACTTCACACACTTTGGACCACGTTCACCAATGATGTATAGCCTAAACTTTATCCATGCCTCAGAAGCATAAAAACTTTTTAGTATTGCATACTTAGCCACTGTCTACCACCTCACCTCCAACCAAAGTTCTACACAATATATCTGGAACATCATCGTGTGTGCTGCTCCATCTAATGCCATACTTTCTTATCATGCTCTCAAAGTCTTCCACATCATGATCCTCTATCTTAAAGCCTCTTGGTCCAACTCCGATGTGCTTTAACTCATGAAGCATCAGCAATTTCTTTTGGTTGTCTGTCAAATGTTCTATGTTGGGTTCGTAAAAAGTTATTAAGAAATCAAAAGGAAGATATGCTGTAAATGTACCTTTAACTATTCTGCAATCAGCATTAACTGCTTTGCCCTTATCTTTCTTTGATTCATAACCTCTGATGTAGCCTATTCTAATTTCATAGGCTTTAATAAAGTGCAGTTCAGGAATAGCCTCTATTACTTTTTTACCTAAAACCTCTAAGTCTTCAGCTATTTCATAATCAATTAGATACAACTCTTCTCGTAAATCTTTTATTATAAGAGTCTTCTCAGCATTTCTTTCAGCGTTATATATCTGATACAACTTATTTAATGCTGCGCACGGTTCATCACAATCACTTTCACATTTATCGCAAATATCATTATCTGGCATACTTTAAATCACCACTCTTTTGATTCCAACTCTTTTTCTCTTAGCGCCAGTTCTTTCTTTTTTATTTCCATCGCTAAAGGATTGTCTGACCAATCTCCTCTGTTTCTGTTATATAACCACACCTTTGCCGCTCCCACATCAGGAGCAACCTCTTTGGTTATTCTTTTTGTCACTTGCAACTCTTTTTGTTTGGTTTTCGGGTCAAATACCATTTCCTCAACGAGCTCTGTAACCGTGTAACCAAGCGCCCTTTTAAGAAAAGCATTCTCAACTTTTATGTCCACAATCTGCTTATTTTCTTTTAAAGTGCTAAGTAGTGCTAAGTGCTGCTTTTTGTAGTTCCTAAAAGATGCATAAGAAACCCCTAGTTTTTGGGCTATTTTACTTTCTGTCATACCCTCTCTAGCCCACGCTGAGACCTCTAATAATCTGGGTTCTACGTGTGTTTCATATTTTCTTTCAGACATCACCTTCACCTACTTTTTATTTTGTATCTGAATGCACCTTATCATAAATTCTGGTGCATAAGTTATTTTTATAAAAACCTTGCAATTACTAATTTGTACACACCACTAACAATGTAATGCACATTTTTTATTTATGGTGCATTGTTAATAAATTTTTAGACGTTTTATTGCTTGGTTTGCTGTTTCTTGATTTATTCCTATATATCTTAAAGTTACGCTCGGATCGGAGTGATTGAATATTTCCATTAGAGTTGCCACATCCTTAAATTCTTTATAAAAATGATATCCAAAAGTCTTTCTGAGTGTATGATTCCCGATATTTTCTAAGCCGAATTCGTAAGCTGCCTTATTTAAGATTCTGTAAGCAGTTGATCTATTCATAGGCTTACCAGTTTTCTTTCTGGACTTAATTAAGTATTCTTCAGGGTCTTTGTCTTTGCAATATTCTTTAAGCACTTTTTTTAATATTGGATTAATCTCATTTGCAGATTGCTTACCGGTCTTTTTTTCTCTAATGTTTATTGTGTTTCTGTTTTTTACATCAGAGATTCTAATTTTCAAAATATCCGATATTCTCTTGCCGGTATATATCCCAACCATGAACATGATATAATCTCTTTCATTTTGCTCCTTAAAATAATGCGCCATGGACCTGACTACCTCAGGATCTCTAATCGGCTCAACAAAATTCAATTGCATTCACCTGCCTTAATGCACGCAGGCATCAAACATACGAACTTGTAATCTTGCCATCTACCACACCAGCATCCATTGCACTTATGAGCAGATTTCTCCTCATTGAGCTCTTTATCACTTTTTGGTTTTGCTTTTAAAGATTTATTATTCATAAAATCACCCAAACAAAAAGCCCAGGTACTTAACCTGAGCCCGATTTATATTTCTTTCTAGTTTATAGAATAAATCTTTTTGTCAATCTTGTAACCTCACAAAAACCGCACTCTTAAGTTTTTGTTCTTCTGCTTACTTTCTCAATATAGCTAAAAGAATACATTAGCTCATCAGCAATTTCTTGTGTAGACATATCTTCAATATCTCTTAAATATGCAACCTTGAAATCTATGTTATCAAGCTGCACTACCTTTACATAAGTATCTATTTTTAACTCCTTTAAGTTTTGCAGAGTACCTGTCTCAAGTTCAACCAATGTTTCATATTTCTCTGCATATAAATAAATTCTGTCAAAACTCATTGCATTTCCATTGCCGTGTGGCTGACCATCATAATTTATTGCGCTAATTTCGTGCGGAGCATCTTTATGAAGTAATTGTTTGTAATATTTTAGTTGATTCGTTACTACCGCTAAGAAATCTTCATGCATTTCGATCTGCAGATTGAGGTCCTTATAAGATTTAAAATCCACTGCTCCTCCCTCCTTTTGTTTCCACTTTTAAGCTGTTTTATATTCCGTAACTATGTAATCATACTTGTTACTAGATCCCTTCGTTAAAATATATATTGGTTTCCTATCCTTTAATGCCCATCTATACTCTTCCATACAGCCTTTGGATTTTTGCCAATTCTCACAGAGGATGATTGCATCACAAGCGTTATATAAATGCTTGCACTTCTCCATTGCCTCTTCATCATCCAGTATAGGCATTATTGATATTGGATTAACTAACTTAATGTCCTGATGGATTAACATGCTAAGTTCAATAACCTTTGCACTAATTATATTTTTCTTCAATTCACCAAAGCTTGTATATGGGTGGCTTAAATAATATAATTTATTTTTATCTAACATTGATTCCTCCCCCTTATAAATTATTGAGAATGATGCTTTCTATACGCTTATTTATTGAAATGTGCAGCATCATACTGCAGGTAATTTACATATTCTAATAACTGATTTCTGATAAATTTCTTCATCCTGCTCAATGCAGAAAAATCTTCTATTTGTTTTCATACAAGCTTCTGCTAGACTTCCAGAACCACTGCAGTTATCC